GGTTAAAAATTGATCTAAAAAAACAAATTATTTTTGAAACAAAATAAAATTATCCTGTATAAACTAAGAACTTAAAAATAAAAACAATGAACTTCGTAGACGCATTAAGACAAGAGGACATCACAACAGAAAATGGAATGGCAACAAATTCAACTTCTTTGAATGCTTGTGTTGACCTATTCTTTAACATTGGAGCAATGAGAGGACAAGACAAACAACGTTTGATCGCAACCTTTTCAAAAGCATTCAATGAAGATCCTAAACGTGCTATGAAACTTTTGTTTTGGGCAAGAGATGTTCGTGGTGGAGCAGGAGAACGTCAAGTTTTCAAAGACATTTTAGTTTACTTAGCAGAAAACCACGATTTGGTTCTAAAACCAAACTTACATTTAATTCCAGAGTATGGTCGCTGGGACGATTTATTAGTTCTTGTAGGAACATACTTAGAAAATGCAGCATTCACCCTAATTTCTGATGCAATCATCGCTGAAAATGGGTTATGTGCAAAATGGATGCCACGTAAAGGAGTTATTGCTGAAAAATTACGTAAATTTACTGGAATGTCGCCAAAACAATATAGAAAATCTTTAGTAGGTTTAACTAATGTTGTTGAGACTAAAATGTGTGCTAAAGATTGGGACTCTATCGAATTCGGTAAATTACCATCAGTGGCTTCTGCAAGATACCAAAAAGCATTTGGTAAAAATGCATACGAAAGTTATTCAGCGTATATCCAATCTTTAGTAAAAGGAGAGGCTAAAATTAATGCAGGTGCTGTATATCCTTATGATGTTGTTAAATCATTAAATCACGGTAACTCAACTGTAGCAAACGAGCAATGGAAAGCCCTTCCTAATTATTTAGAAGGAGCAAACGATATGATTTTACCAGTAGTTGACGTTTCTGGTTCTATGGATTGTTCAGCAGGAGGTAGTAAAAATGTAACATGTATGAACGTTGCAATCTCTTTAGGACTTTATATTTCTGAAAGAAATGAAGGTCCTTTCAAAGATGCTTTTATTACTTTCTCAGATAACCCGCAATTACAAGTATTAGGTGGTTCATTGAACGATCGCTACGCACAGATGGCATCTTCCGATTGGGGAATGTCTACAAATCTCGAGGCAACGTTCAAGCTGATTTTAAATCAGGCCACTAAGCATAAACTATCTCAAGAAGAGATGCCAAATAAAATCCTAATCCTATCAGATATGGAATTTAATCATGCAACTAGATCTAACGGATGGAGAAATACTGGATCAGATTGGAATCCAACAGCTCAGCAAATGATTGAGAAAATGTACGAAGATGCAGGTTACAAAGTGCCTCAAATTGTTTATTGGAACATTCAATCCAGAAATGGTGGAGTACCAGTATCATTTGACAAACAAGGAACTGCGTTGGTTTCTGGATTCTCTCCAGCAATTATGACAAGTTTACTTGGAGGAGATATTGAATCTCCACAACAAATAATGGACAAAACAATCTTGAGCGAGAGATACGCTCCAATTGTTTAAGATATATAAAGAAATTAGGTTCCTTACAGCAAACAATACTCAAGCAATTATTAACTAGCAACGGAACGGAACCTGGCGGATAGGTACAGCAAAAAGTACACACAGCTATGATAGAGTCTAGATAAAAACGTGGAGTTTTAAATCGGGTTCGCCCTCTAAAACAATGAAGCGCTAGACAAGGTGAAGGTTAACACTAGAAAATGGATCACAAGTCATACCACCCCAATAGGTGCAAGTAGGATGTAGTCGAAGTTTTAGTAGACTCTCGCGAAAGCTAAGCCGAAGACTATAAAGAGGGTTATTCTGCCGAGAAGAAAATTACGAACAACTATCCCGTATTAGATTAGAATCCTGGTAAAAATTGTTAATAACTTTTTTAACCAGGATTTTTTTATGTCAAATGTTTTGATTATATTTACATATCAAATTAAAACAAATACATTATGACAACGATTTCAATTCAAGACCAAGAACGTTACAATCAAATTATGAATACTCAAACATACTTGACTCAAGAAGAGTATGATTTTTGTTTCAACATTAATCCATCAGAAGTTCGTATAGCAACTTCATATATTGGAAAATATTCAAATTCTGGAGCTTACCTAAATTGCAATGTTTATTCTGAATATGACCATGAAAAACAACAGTTTGAAATGGAAACAGGAGTTGTTGGAAGTTTTGACGATCCTAATTATTTACGTGCATAAAAAACAAAAGCAATATATAACATATAATACTTAAAATTTATTTTATGAACATTTTAGATGAAGCAAGCGGTATCGTAAATAACCGCTCAGAAGAAGCAGATAGACAATATGGTCCTTTCTCAGAAGGTATGGACAGAGCTGCTATGATTTTTACTGGTATGACAGGAATTGAAGTTACCGGAGAACACATGTTTAAGGCATTAGTTGCACTTAAATTTTCTAGAGAATCTTACAATCACAAGCGTGATAACTTATTAGATGCAGTTGCATACATCCAAGGATTGGATAACTACATCGAAGAAAAACAAAACAATGGTTAACATTTACGAAGTTTTAGAATCGTTAAAAGGCAAGAAGATTGCAATTGATGATGTTGTAACAACGTATAGCTCGAAAAAAGCCAGTCATAAAAGTGCATGGGCTTTTCTACTAGCAAATCAATTAAAATCTTTAGGATTGGAGGCAGAAGTACTCACCAAGTCCGAAGATATTCATTCATACGATATTTGGATGGTTGCCCTTCCGATGGAATTTCAAGGGTCTTATAATCTATTTGGTGGAGCAACTGATGAGCCAGCGGAGAGAATTAAAAGATTCTTAGATTTTAAAGGACAAATCTATTGTTTAAACCGTGAAATGCCAGATGTTGGAGCCTTTGCTCAAAGTCGAATGAGAGCATGCTCAGAATTATGGGCAACTCTTGATGTTGAAGCACTTACAAAAAGAAGTAAAGAAACCGAAACAATTGAACTTAAATTAAATTCAGGTACTTTTGTCTTAGGAGATTCTCACTCAGTTTCAGTGTATCATCCTGGAGGAAACATCAGCAGAAATGATGGTAAAACATTATTTGGTGTTATGAAAGAGGGAATGCAAACCTACATTCCTGAAGGGACCACTCATTTGATAACATACTTCGGTAATATCGATGTTAGACATCACTTATGTCGCCAAGAAAAACCAGTTGATGCAACTAAAAAACTTGTAAAGAATTATTTTGAACATCTAAAATCTCTTAATATTGAAAAGATTTCAGTTGTTAAATTACTTCCAATTGAGTTTGAAGAACGCAGAATCCCAAAGACTGGATATTACAAAGGAACCCCATTTATCGGTTCTCAGCGAGAAAGAACTCAGTTAATGCAGATCTTTAACGAAGAGGTTGTAAATCTCTCGGCTATATATAATATGAATGTAATCGAATGGCCAAGTAATTGGTACGAGGAAGATCCAAAGTATTTTGCTGATACTTATATGGAGAAACCAGGTTCCGTTCATTTATCTAGAGAGTTTTATCAATATGATTTCGAGACGTCCGAAAAAAATAAAACATTAAAGAAAACTATTAACAGTCTTTTTTGAAACTTTTTAAATAAAGCAAGTATAAATTAATATAAAATTAAATTTTTAACAAAATGAACAAAATTAAAGTTGGAATTATTGGCACAGGAAATTGTGCAAAATCATTGGTTGAAGGAGTTCAATTCTATACAGAAAATACGAACAACATTACTGGAATGATGAAATCTGATATTGGAGGTTACAAAGCCGAAAATATTGAATTCGTATGTGGATTTGAAATCGACGAACGTAAAGTTAACCAAACTTTAGGAGTTGCTTTAAAACAAAAACCAAACTGTGCGTATGACATCGTTGATGTTATTACTTCTACAGCTCCGGTTTATGAAGCACCTGTTATTGATGGTTATGCTGCATTAATGGATAACTATCCAGAATCAAACAGATTTTTAGTTGATGAGAAATTAAGAAACTCAACTGATAAAAATCGTACTGATTGGACTCCTAGAAAATCTAGAGAGTGGAAGGACCAAATCATCGCTAAATTAAAAGAGCATGAAGTTGAAGTATTGGTAAACTATTTACCAGTAGGTTCTCAAAAAACTACAGAATTTTGGGCTGAAATTTGCTTAGAAACTGGAATCTCTTTCGTAAACTGTATTCCTGTATTTATTGCATCAGACCCAGCATGGGAGCAAAGATTTATCGACGCTGGAATTCCATTGATCGGTGATGATATGCGTTCTCAATTTGGAGCAAGTATTCTTTCTCAAATGTTGCAAGAACTTGCATTTGAAAGAGGTCATCATGTAAAAGCGCACATTCAACGTAATGTTGGAGGTAACACAGATTTCTTGAACATGGAAGATAAATCTCGTTTAGCTTCTAAAAAGATTTCTAAAGAAAACGTTATCCGTGCTCAAAATGAAATTAGAGGAATCTCAACTGAAGATTCATTTTTACATGCAGGTCCTTCTGAGTATATCTCATTCTATGGAGATAACAAAGTTGCTAACTTCCGTTTAGAACTTGAAGGATTTGGAGGAGCGCCAGTTCTTTTTGATGCTCAATTAAGTGTGCAAGATTCACCAAACTCTGCAGGAGTTGTGATCGATGCTATCCGTTACTTAAAAGTAGCGAGAGAATTAGGAGTTGTAGGAGCATTAAGAGGTCCTTCAGCGTTTACTCAAAAAACTCCACCAGATCAAATGATGTTTTCTGATGCTGTTTATGAATGTACTGAATTAGCTGCAAGACGCTTAACTGATTCTACAAGAAAGCAATTAGTTGCAAAAACTAATAAAGCTCTTTAATTAATTAATCTATGAAAAGAGAGCTCAAGGGCTCTCTTTTTTTATCAAAAAAGTCAGGGAATGTTAAATATTTTTAAAAAGAAACAAACTAACGTCGATGTTTATGGATATGATTTCGACGGAGTAATTTCAATAGGAATTACACCAAGATCAGAAAGCGACGTTATTATAACAGGAAGATGCGTTGATGAACAAGAAGAAATCAAAGCAATCTTAAAAGAACGCGGGATTAAATGCAAAGTTTATTTTAATCCAATGACTCTTGCAGAGCGAGGAAATCATACAACAAAAGCAAGGAAATTTTCTGGTTATCACAAAGCTAAAACAATACGAGAACTTTTAAATAACGGAGTTAATATTATTAGATTCTTTGAAGATGATCCAATTCAATATCAAATCATCCAAGAAAATCATCCGGAATTACAAATTGTAAGCGTAGTATCTTCATTAGTAAAGAAATAAATATGTGGACAGTAGAGCAAAAGCAATTAAATAAATTAAAACGAGAATACTGCTCATATTTAGATGCTACTGAAAGAATCGATAGAGACATGATTAAAGATTGTCTTAAGCATTATATACATGATGATGTTGATTATAGTGGCAAAGTATGTTTAGACTTAGGCGGTAACGTTGGGGGATTTACAAAAATTGCAATCGACGGAGGAGCATCAGCTGTTTATACAGTAGAATGCGATCCAAGAAATTATGCAAAATTATCAAATAGTTTCGCAGAAGAACCAAAGGCAAATATTATCCATGCTGCTGTTTCTGGGTGTGATGATGAAACTATTAAGATTTATAAAGGAAATTCAGCAGGATCACATTGTTCAACTTCAATTCTTAAAAGAAGTTCATTTGGAGAATATGATGAGGTTAGAAATATTCACATCAAAGAATTATTAGAAACATACAAACCAGATATTATCAAAATTGATATTGAAGGAGCAGAGTATGATATAATTCAAGATGTTGCTGATTATTATCCGGAAGTTATCTTTGTAGAATTGCATATGGGTAAAGTAAAACAATTCGCACAGCCAACAATTGAATTATTAACTTCGTTATACCCAAAAAATCAAGTTAATAGTTTTGAAGTTTTCAAACATATCGGAGGTTACGATTGCTGGTTTAAAAAATAAAAATACAAATGGAAAACTTAGCAGAAATTGCAAACATGGACATTATTAGAGATGTAGGAAGATTCTTTAATAAAGTTAATGAAAGAGCCCTTTTCAATATGGGTGTTCTTGAAAGTTACGATAGTGGAGGCGATGAAGCACTTGGAGAAACTGTAGAATATTTCCATCCACAAATTACATTGGATGATCGTATGCGATACATCATGGAGAACATTGTAAATGCTCCAATGTCGATGGACAATATTATATGCAATACAATTATTTCTCACTTCTATGGAGCCAGAGGTATTCACCAAGTCTTAACAAGAGACCCAAATCCAAAAACAGCACTAGTCGATTTTGAAAGGCTTTTAGTTGATCGAGAATATGAGAATAAAATCCGTAAGAATTTAGAGGATGCTGTTTCTTTAGGTTTACCAATTTATGGATCTACCGAATTACGTACCAGTCTTTTTGGGGCTGCAAATAATTATGTTGCTGAATTGAGAAATCAACCAAGAGATGCTCATAAAATTAACATTCTCTTATGGGTTGCCTCTTTTATACCTCGAGGAATCACTGGAAGAATGGCCCAGGTTAACTCTTTATCTGAGATGTTTAATATACTAACAGAAATTGAAGGTGTAGGGTCTTATTACGGATATCACTGTTCGACGTCAAATTCTGTAAATCCAAGAATCAATATAGACCATGATGAAAGATATTGCGTTCCAGGTCCTGGCGCTAGATTTACTTTAGATTTAATATTTGGAGCAAATTGCACAGTTCCTCATGGTGATAGAGTTATTTGGTTCAGAGAAAACTATAAAGAACTTATTGGAGAAATTCCATTACATGAATCTACTCATAATATTGTAGTTGATGGAAAAAAGATCTTTAGACACGAACAAGATGAGCTTAAAACCTATGGATGTGAGGTTGGACTTTGTCAATATGGTGTTTATTACCGACTAAGAAGTAATCCACATTTAATTAGCCGAAGAAAAGTTGCCAGGGTTGATGATAATCTAATGGAATATTTTTTTAATAATAATTTTGAACAAAACGCTCTTTTTTAATATAACAACTATAAAAAATTAATTATGGCAAATATAGACAATGAATGTAAAGATTTGGAAGTAAAAAACTTTTACGATGAATCTACAACACACTTAGCCGACATCATGGAAAACCAAAAGAAAATGCAAGAGCAAACTTATGGTTTTAATTTCGAAGAGATGTCAATTAGAGATATTATGAACTTTTGGCATGTTAATACACATGCTGTAGTTGATGAAATTCACGAAATGACAGATGCTCTTGGAGGTATTAAAGATGGGAGCGGAAATGCAGTATGGAAATACTGGAAAAAAGACTTTTCAAAGTTTGAAACAATGAAAATTTCTGATCTTTCAGAAGATGACAAGAAAGAACTTTATATGGAATGGGTAGATATTTTACACTTCTTTATAAACTATGCATCTTCAATCGGATTAGATGCAAAAACAGCATACAATTATTACTTTGCGAAAGCAGAAGAAAATGTTAACCGTCAAAAAAGAGGATATTAAATGATACTAGACATCGAACAGCGTGAAAAAGATGTAATCATTTCATACTATAATGACAAAGGAGAAGTAGCATTCAAACAATATCCAGTGGACAAGTTCCAAAACTGGTATGTTTGTGATGATAAAGACAGAGCGGCTAGCCCAGAATATAAAAACTGGGACGGCCGTTCGGTCAAATTAGGATATGGAAGACAATTTAATAAGTTTTCTATTCTTTATTTCTTAGATAGCCTTTCTGAGAAAGATAAAGCTGACTTAACAGCTTACAATATGCCGAAAACTTATTTCGTCGATATTGAAACTGAGATTGTTGATGGATTCCCAAAAGCTGAAGAGGCTAAAAGTAGAATTCTTTCATTCTCAATCATTACGCCAGATCGTAAAGCAATTGTATTGGGTCTTGAAGATATGGAATCTGATAAAATCCAAAAGATTCAAGATGATACTAATGAGTATTTCAAAGATTTTGATATGGACTGGGAATTTAAGTACCATAAGTTCAAATCTGAATATGATATGGTGAATACATTCTTAATGAAATTCTTACCTAAATTTCCAATGATGACAGGATGGAACTTTATCAACTATGACTGGCAATATATTGTTAATCGTTGTAAAAGACTTCAAATTGATATTAA